CGAACGTTTTGACAACGACAGGGGTGCGGACATTTGAATAGGACAATTTGTGATATTCGCCAGAGATAGATAAAAGGTCATCTTCTTTGACAAAATGTTCTGAGAGCTCGGGGTATTGGCGAGAACGAGCAGGCAGACGGATAATTGCCACATCCATTTGTTCACAGACAAAGATGTCAATCTCTGTTTGTTTAAAGGTACCGTGGGTGTCTTTGTTGTGGTTTACAGTGAAATCAGCAAATCTTTCGAATGGGCCAATGTTGTGAGCATTGATCAAAAGATCTCGATCTCCAACTGCAAACGCTTTAACGTAGATAACTGAGTGGAGGTCTTGCAAAATAAGACAGTGTTTTGCAAGGCGAAGAGTTTCATCAACAACTGAGGTGTCAAAAGATTGGGCATGTTTCACTTGGAATACATTGTGAGACATTTCCAACTTTCGAAGCCGTTGGCGGTTGATGTTGCCGGCGTCGTAGGATACGACTCCTTGAGCACGAGTGACGTGCGGTTTTTGGAAGAACCATTCAAGGAGCATCATTGCTGATATAAACGTACCCACAACACAGACGACAGTGAAGAAACTAATCATCAGTTGTTTGGCACACCAAATAAGGTAGTGTTTTGCATAGGATACAAAGCTAGAACGAGCGAAAGAAAACGCTGTTTCACGCAATGATTCCCACGCGCGCACATACCATTTTGGCTTTTCATCGGGGGGAGGAATCTCCTCGACTTGGTCGCACATAGCTTTTAAGTGATCGCTGTGTAGACCTAGGTTGTACCACTGTTTTGCGCAAATTCTTGCACAACGAGGTGATACTTTCTCGTTCCAAATAGGGAGTGGGTTTTTCGAAAGGAAGGCGGTTTCCGTTTTGTTTTGTATAGCAAGCAGAAGTTCATGAACGAACTTTTCTGCATTGGTGGGGACAACAGTAGGGAGGCCGTCAACGACGACAGGTATACGGTGGCTTGTAAGGGCAGCCATACACGCTAACGATTCAGTAGAACTACATGAGTAAGCTTGGGCAGAATTCATAGGAATTCCGAGCTCATTCATGTG